GACGTACTCAAGAGCAACTTGTTTACGACACGTTCCTCTCGAACCCAATGATGCCCGATGGCGTTGTCTTGTTCTCCGCTTCTCACGCAAGCGGTCGAAACATTACCGCCACCACGGCAGCGGCTCCGAGCGAAACGACGCTTGACGAAGCCTTTGAACTGATGGCTAAGCAAAAGGGCCTTAACGGCTCGGTGCTTAACCTAGTCCCTTCGGTCTTGCTCGTACCTCAGCGGTACGCATCAACGGCTCTACGGATCACCAATAGCCTTTCGTTCGCACAGACCAACGGCAACGAGGGGATTTCTAGTCTTTACGGTGTCAATGGGGTTCGACCGTTGCAAGTTGTCGCTACGGCGTTGCTTGACAACAACAACGCGACGAACTGGTATCTGATCGCGTCGAATTCGGTAGTTGACACCGCCGAAATCGTCTTCTTGCAAGGCGAAGAATCGCCAGTGCTTGAAAACGAATGGACGATGCTAAGCGACAAGTACGATTTCAAGATCCGGCAGTCGATGGGTTGTGCGATGATCGATCACGTAGGGTTCTACTCGAACCGCTAAGCGATCGAATGATTTATAGCCCCTGAGCGATCGCTTAGGGGCTTTTTGGGACGGCAACAAAATTTACAAAACAGGAACATAAGAACATGGCAGGCATGAAAGATTTCAAACCGTACTTCGATGACTTCATCGGACCAGCGGTATCCTTTCCGACTTCGGCAAACATCGCTTCTCCTTGGGTCTATACGATCACTGGGGCGGCTCCTCCGACAGCACAGCGGAACAATGATCGAAAGGTCTTGACCCTTACAAGTGCGAGTCAAATTCAGATCCTCGGCGGCGGCCACGGCGATGCTCTGGCGTTCGATGTCGACGATGTTCAGCGGGTTGTTATGCGGGCTCGAATCGGGGCATCGACCTTTACGAGCGGATCCATCCTGGTATTCGGGCTTGGCTCGGCTCGAAACGATACCGCCGACGACGTAGCGGCTAACGCTTGGTTCCGCATGGAAGGGGCCAACAGCACGACGCTTGTTTATGTCGAGACCGATGACGCGGTTCGAGACAATAACGACGTTTCGACGGGCGTTACCCTTGGCACGACCTACAAGGAATTCGTGATCGACTTCACCGGCGGTAAGCAGGACGTCAAGTTCTACATCGACGGCCAGCGAGTCGCAGCCTCGACGACCTTCGATATGTCGGGCTACACGGCAGGGCTACAGCCGATTGTCCAACTCCAAAAAGCGGCGAACACGAATGCCGATGTTTTTGAGATGGACTACATCGAGATCGATGGCAAGCGGGTCTAGTCCGTGACCCTGCACGATACCATCATCGAGGATGCCAAGAAGGTATTCGCCAACCCGCAAGACTTCGCCGAATCGGTCGTTTACTACAAAAGAAACGGTCGGTCGAGGAAGATCAACGCGGTGGTTATTCGCGAGGCCCTTGGCATCCTGCCCGAAGATGGTGACGTTGTTTATCCGATGTTTGAAATTCACGTTGCTAACGACCCCTCCGAGGGCATCGCAAGCGACGAACTAAACTTGGGCGGCGATCAATTGGAGTTTGCCGATCGAGTCGGCCAGCCACCAAAGCGGCATTCGATCCTAAAACTACTTAGTCACGATGAAGGGATGCTTGTCCTAGAATGCCGTTAGCAGTTGTCGAAGAAATCGCAGTTGTCTTGAAATCGCGTCTCGATGCGATGATTGACGATGCTACGTACTCAACGGCAGTTAGCGAAGTACAGCGACCGAATCGATTCGCCAATTTTACGCCGGTTCACAATCAGATTGTCCTAACCCAAGGGCCAGCCGAGCGAGTCCCTGACTTGGACCGACCGGGCAATCCTCCTGCCAACGCGATGCGGCAGACGTTCAATATCCACTGCCATATCATGCAGGATGAACGCGGGACAGAAACCATCGACGAGCTACTAAACGCTTTTCATGCCGACGTTATCAAGGCCGTTTGCAATGGCTCTAGCACTTGGCACACGTTCGGCGGCAATGCGATCGATGCAACTTGGGGCTCCATTCAATTCATCGCGGCAGACGGCGGGATTGATGGCTTGACGATCCCGCTACAGATTACTTGCCGATACTCCGAAGACGACCCAACGGAGCTACGGAACTAATGATTAACGTAACAGTCGATCAAGAATCGTTGCGACAGATGCGGGCCAATTTAGGGGCCTTCGGTGACCATTTGCCGAGGCATCTAGCGACAGCGGTAAACAGGGCGGCTAGGTCCGTTCGGGTCGAATGCGCTCAAGCCTTGGGGCCTTTGGTAAACCTCAAGCTAAGCAGCGAAAATAAAGGCATTGTCAAGCAATTCAGCAAGGCCAAGACGCTAAAGAAAACGATCAAGCAAAAAAACAAAGCGACCCCAGGAAACGCGGGCGTCACGATCGGACTTTGGGAAGGGCATAACTTCCCAGTCAAGTATTTCGAGGGCAAAAGCTACAGTCGGATGAAACGCGGCAAGCGTAAAAGCCTTGGGGCGCAGTACAAGTCGAGCGTAGGCGGCGGTTGGACCGTGGTTCAAGATGGGTTCGTGGCCGCTCGATGGCGGGGCGATATTTATCGACCGGCAGCCGAAGGATCCCGCAAGCTTCTCAGGGTACTTGGCAAAAGACCCGGCGATTTCTTCCGAGAAGGTAATATCGGGGAGATTGCAGGGGCCAAGGCACGCGAACGGCTACCCATCGAAATCAATCGCAGGTTGCGTGAAATCACACTGGCGGCAAGCGGCAAAATTAAACTCAGAGCATCCAAGGAACTAGGGCGATGACACTATTGAAACGCAAGCGGGTACTAGCAGCAAAGATCGAAACGACTCCAGGCACCGCCGAAGCATTGACGGCAGCGGAGGCTTCGTTCAATTGCTATGAGATTATGATCCAAAACGAGACCGAAACCGAAGCTCGAGAGGGCCAGGGATCTTTCGGCATGAGGCCATCGGCTCCAGGTGCTTACCGTGGCAAGGCTACATTTAAGCATGACATTTCTTGGGACGGAACAGCAACCGAACCGTCTTGGGCCGATACGTTTCTACCGGCTTGCGGATGGGTCAAGAGCGGCCAAGTATTCACCCCTCGCACAGAGGCCCCAGGAAGCAACGTCAAAACCCTTACGATTGCTGCTTATGTCGACGGTAAGCTAAAGTCCCTGAGGGGATGCGTCGGTACATTTAAGATCAATTCCGTGAGCGGGAAAACGGCGGTTGCCGAATTCGAGTTTATCGGAATTTGGAATTCGCCGACCGACGTAGCAATTTTGGCTCCTACCTACCCGACGGCTAGCCCATTGCGATTTGCATCCAGCGTTACGACATGGGACGCCGTTGCCCTTGAGGTCGAATCGATGGTACTCGACGCCGGAAATTCAATGGTGCTTCGAGAAGATTCGAGCGACGTTTCTGGGTTCAAGGCAGGCTTGATTACGAACAGGATTGTCAAGATTAGCGGCAACCCAGAATCCAAGCTTGTGTCGGTGCAGGATCGATACGGCAAACACTTGAACGCAGCGGAACACGCCCTAACCTTCGACATCGACGGGCCGACGAATAGCAAAATCACAATCGCGGCTCCAAAGGCCCAAATTGTGGCGATCAGCGAAGCCGATCGGGAAGGCATGGTTGTCGATGAAATCGAATGGCAAGCCAACCGCAACGGCTCGACGGCAGACCAAGAATGCTCAATCACCTTCGCGGCAGCGACCTAACACGGAGAGACCATGCCAATTTTCCTAGAGCCAGATCAGAGTTTCCCGGTCTGGTTGGAATCGGATAAAGACAAGCCCGAAGAGTCGAGACCTACGTTTTTCGTCCGATCCCAATCGATGCGAAACCAACGAAAGGTGCTCGAAGTGCTCGACGTTATTCACAGGCCCGGCGTCACGGTCGAACAGATTTTCAATGAGACTGTCGAGCAACTGAAAAAGGTACTTGACGGTTGGTCGAACATGAACGGCATCCCGTTTGGGCCTGAGGCTATCGAGGATGTTTTCACGTTGACGGAAGCTAGGGAACTGCTGAGGCTGGTTGCCTACAATCAGCGAATGGACACAACCGAAAAAAAAGGTTAAGGGTCGCGGCGATGATACGGCAAGGCATGCTTTGTCTTCATTGCAGCGACAAGGAGTGTAAGGACAGGGGGACCGATGCAGAGCCAATTGAAATCGAGTGCGTTGCTTGCAACGGGGCAGGATGCGACGAGTGCACCGAAGGCGTTTATCGCGTCGATGGTTGTCCGAATCAGTATTGCAGCGGGCTTGCTCAGTTTGTCGAGCTGGTCGATTTATTTGATGAGGGGCTACCCCCGGTAGCAGGCGGGGCGTTGGATCAGTCGGCTAGTTTCATTGAGGCGTCACGGCGGTTTAAGAACGAAGAGCAACGAGCGAAAGCGGAACGGAAATAAACCACGATGGCCGGCGACGCAATCAAGATCGTTATCGAGGCAGAGGACAAGGCGTCTGCGCAGGCGATCAACGCATCGAGAAACATCGAGAATGCGGTCAAGGGCGTCAAGGAAACGGGCCAAAAGGCCAAGGCATCGACTGAGTTTATCGGCGTACTAGCAGGGCAGTTAGGCGGCTCGCAATTGCAACAGGCGGCGGGTGGAGTCGCGGCGATCACCGAGAAGGTAGGCCAATTTT